CGATTAAACCCTACTAAAACGGCACCCATATGGTCAGATGTTCCACTTACGTTAGACGAAGTACTTGAATCACAAACAGGTGTATCTAACGTTTCCAATGCAGTTATGACATTAAATAAAGCTTCGGGTGTAGCTCTAGAAGTAACGGATGCACAAGTTGCATTAAACGGTACGGGAAATGTATTAAATGTACCAAATGGTGAAATTCATGCATCGACTTTTCAAGGATCATTTAACGGAAACGGTTCGAGTATAACTCACTTAGATTTGGATCAGGGTACTAATACTGGTATAGTTCCTATGGCTCGAGGTGGTACGGGTACTGGAGGCTTAACTAATAAAAGTATACCGTACGTGAACACGTCTGGCGTTCTTGATGAGAGTAAAATTGAATATGACGCAACTAGTGAAATTACATCTATTAGTTCAAACGTAGTCATTTCCGGAAACTTAACTGTCCAAGGTAATGTTACGTCGCAACACTCAAACGATCACTACATTACCGATAAAATATTTGCAGTCGCACACGGCAATACCGTAGACGCAAAGGATATGGGGCAACACATGACGCGACCAACCGCAAACGTATTTGCAGGTTTTTTGGGTCAGACAATAGGTAAGGAATATACCATCGCTTATACAACAAGTAAATCCGAAAGTGATACGGTTACACCAACTATGTCAACGACTGATGGATACATCACGGCAAACGTTTGGGGTAACGTCTTATCCGGTAACGTCACGACGACGGGTAAAGTAACCGCCGATAATTTAAAGTTGACCGGTACGGGAACTGTAATAGATGCATCATCTAGTACTATAAGTGCTCACACGGTTAATTCCAGTTACTTCGCGGGAGGGAACTTCTCGGGTGATGGTTCGAATATAACAACCTTAAATTTAGGTGAGGCTACTAATTATGGTCAAGTTGCTACTGCACGTGGTGGTACGGGTGTAACGACAGGGCTCACAGTACTCAACCCCCTTAATTTGAGTTCACAAGTTACAATGCAGAAAGGTGGTACGGGTCAAACTTCCGTAGCAGAAAACGAACTGTTATTAGGTCCATCGTCTGGAGATGTTTTGACTAAACTTTCTCCTCATACAACAACAAGTAAAAAATTCCTTAGAAGCGATAATACCGGAGTAGCATGGGACGATGTTTCTTCCACTTTACAGGCTATTACAGACGGGGGTGCAACAACAACACATACAGTCGCGTTTAATAACACGACCACAGGTTTAGCGTCCGCGGGTGATATCGAGCTCGACAGTGCAAAAGCAGTCTCTTTTTATGATGATGTTTTGCTTAAATCGTCTGCAGGTTCAGTAGCATCTTTGAAAGTAACGAATGCAGTAAAACTCGACCCATCTTACGCGGCACCTTCGAATAACGTTTTATCGTTCAATACAACGACCGGTGAGATTTACGATTCAGGGGGACAAGGTGGTTCGACACTCGATAATATTCACGAGTACAATGCAAACGTTTCTATAGGTCCATCAGTCGCAGCCGCTAACCTTACGATAAACACGTACGAATCGAATGTACTCACAGTTTCCGGGAACGTATCAGCGGATAACATTACAATAGGCGCTTTACATGTCGCTGCATCACCATTCAATTTAGACGATGTCGCGAGTGCAGGCGCGGGTGCAAATGTAACTTCAAATGTTATCCAGTTTACAGCTACGGGTAACGCATTTGTTACGACTAATAACATTAAAATAGGCAAAGACGTACACACGGGTGGTAACGTATATTCTCAAAACCTCCAACTTACAAATACACAAATTACTTCGTCATTTACAACGGGGTCAGGGACGCTTACGATAGACGCACAGAATAAGAGTTACGGTACAGCTCCACTCACGTCGATAGACGCGGACGTTGCTATACTTGATATATCAAATTTACCAAGCGGAGGTCAAGTTGTTGTACCACTCTTAGCCACAGGGGCAGATAGAAAAGTCTTAAAAACGATAACAACTGGTATAGATTTTATAGCGTTTACGTCCGATGTTTCTATAGACCAGAATGGTCATGCTCTTTTGACCGTATCAAAGATAGGTGCATCAGGTGCGGAAAAAATATACATGAACGCGATCTCATTTACAGCAGCTTAAATTCTTTTTTTATAAATCTTTCATATTATACACAGGCTTAAAAATAAAAAACCTTGGTATAATATAAAATATGTCTGGAGGTATTGCCCAACTCGTTGCAATCGGTGCGCAAGATGCGCATCTCGTAGGTCAACCTGAAGTTTCTTTTTTCAGGTCCAACTACAAACGTCACACAAACTTCGCCCAAACTGTCGAAAGACAAACTATCCAGGGCAACCCAGCCAAAGCTGGTATGTCAACTGTTCGAATTGAAAGAAAAGGTGATATGCTCGGTTACGTCTATATCGCTAATAGAGGGGGTGATGTTACCAATTGGAACGAAAACGTCTCCAAAGTTGAACTTTTGATCGGTGGTCAAGTCATCGACGAACAAGATTACGATTTCTCTACAGCTCTCGCACCAACGGTTATGAACCAAACGTACTCGAGAGCTCAATACTCGTCGGAAAAATTCTACCCACTCAGATTCTCGTTTTGTGAAAATGTCCAATCCGCGATCCCATTGATTGCACTTCAATACCACGATGTTGAATTGAGAATTACATGGGCTAATAATGACAATATTGTCGGAGACCTCGAAGTGTACGCTCAATTTCTCCACCTCGATACTGATGAACGCACGGCACTTTCCAGTACACCACAAAACATGCTTCTCACACAAACACAAAAGGCGCTCGCTTCTCTCAATAAAATCCAAGAACTTAGCTTCAATCACCCAATGAAATATTTGGTCGCGACCAATAGTATGCCTGCAACCTCGAAAGTCAAACTCCAAATTAACGGTACGGATGTTTCGGATTCGAAACCAGTTATTCCACACCACACCTCGGTCCCAGTGTATTACCATACACAGGCTGCGGCAGTCGGTGAGAATATCTTATTGGTTCCATTCTGCCTTGATACTGCTAAGCTCCAACCAACAGGTTCGCTCAACTTCAGTAGACTCGATTCCGCGAGACTTGTTTCCGATAGCGTGACGTTTTCTAATACTATCTACGCCGTGAACTACAACATCCTCCGTATCGAAAATGGTATGGGTGGTTTGATGTACTCGAACTAATTTAATTTTTATAGCCACTTAATATAAATGTTCTGGCAACTAGTTTTTATCGCAGCTTTTATATTTATAATTACTTACGATCCCAAGTCCGGAACTTTGAATCATCTCGTCGACTCCAAAAAACAAGAACCCGCTCAAAATGCTGAGTGTAAGGAGGGACATTACCAGGAGATTCAATTTGCTCAAATGGGGTATGATTGCCCAAAAGAAAATGGAGTTCAGATGGGTGCGATTATACATACTTAAAAAATTCACACTACATTTTAATATTAATAATGTTTACCTTTGATCGAGATACTATGACAATAGTAGCCGTAATTGTCTGTATTGTAGCCACGGCGTATATGTACAGGGAACTCAAAAAAACGAACGAAGAAATGGAAGGTGTCAAGGGATTTAATGGAAAACTTGTTTCATTTTTATCCAGGCCCAGACCATCCCCTTTTACAGAATCTGAGTCTGAAAAAGGAAACACTTTACAAACCCAAGTGGAAGAAAAAAGCCTTGAAAAACAAGAATCCGAGGAAGATTCATCAGAATAATCATCTCCTACAATTATAACTTGCTAATGAGCAATGAAGAAATACAAGGCTATTGCAATACCTGTAACGTTTACGGGTGATAAACCAAAGTTTCTGACTGTCCGAGACCGACGATTCAAAGATTGGATTTTCGTTACCGGAGGGTGCAGGCGTAGAGAAATAGTAAATCCAATACGATGTGCTTTGAGAGAACTAGAAGAGGAAACGAGAGGAGTCATTTCTCTCAAAAAAGGTCAATATTCGGATTTCAAATTCGTAGTTAAAGAAAGTCCAGGCGTTGATTTGGAATACAACGTCTTTATATTTTTCGTAGATTATACAACACAGCAACAATCTGAACTTATCAAGAAATTCAACGATGAGAAACAGAAAACAAACCTTAAAAAAATACAAAAGCAACCATATAAACGAACTTACGATGAAAATGATTTTATGAATTTTGAAACGTTAACAGAATTCAATACTAAAAAACAATGGGATAGAATAGTTAAAAACGTTCTTAATAACCCAGAATTTTATGCATGCATAACTTCACTCAATAGAAAAACCTTCTCTATTAAATAATGAAGTCTAAGGCTTACATACTCTCACAAATTTCACATCTTCTCGTTGAAAGACATGGTTATACACAGGAAAAGGCAGATAGGTACGCAGAATTACACAAGGATGACAAAGTTTACGAACTTCTCGTTTTAAAAAAGAATTTATCAGAACAGGAAGAGTATCCAGAAATATCGTACCGAAAATCAATTTGGAGACATCACTACGATAGTGATTAAATCAATATAAAAAAATAAAACTATTACTTGGTAAGTAACCATGTTTAAATCATGGTGTAAAGAACAGGGGTTCTGGAACAGTACCAATGTATCACATGTGCTTATGGATGGAGGTATCCTTTCCGTGCCATTTGATAGATTGAATGATTTCTATATTAAATACGTAGACTCCTATAATTCAGGTGAAAAAATATTCGTAGTTGAACAAAAAACCGAAAATTATAACTTTTTCGTGGATATCGATTACAAAGACGAAGATGAAATTTCATTTTCGGATCTCGAAAATTATTGTAAAATAATATGCGAAAGGGTTAAAAAATTGGGAGGTAAAGAAGCACTCATTTCCGTAGCTCAACCAAAAAAGGTAGGACACTTAATTAAAACAGGGGTTCACATAAATTGGCCCGGTTTTGTTGTAAATCAGTCATCAGCGTTAGCAATTAGAGAAATTCTTGTACGAATAATGAACGAGTATTACGGTTCAAGAAATTGGAACGATATAATTGACGAAGCCGTTTATGGAAGTGTACAAAGAAAGGCGAGAGGGAGTGGGTTTCGTATGCCATGGTCTCACAAAAAAGGTAAACACGAAGAGTGTTCCGGTCAGGGATGTACAGAATGTATAAAAGGGAAAATAACTCAGAGTGAATACAAACCAATATTTATATACAGGTACGGTCCATTTCAATTACTCGAAACTATAGATGGCCAAGTCGCAGATGTTAAAATAATGAACATGGCTACCTTACGCACAGAAAGAGACGACCCCGTGATAATAGAAAGTAAATATTCAAAAAAATCAGAAGGATCTTTTACAAACGCACAAATAAAAAACGAATTCAAAGATCAGGAAGCTATTAGTCTTGTCGAAGAATTTGTAAGAAAGTATTTAGAAGGTCAGAGTCTATCGAGAATAACAAAAATTTACGAAAATAAAAACCAATTCCTTGTTGCAACGAATTCATTTTATTGTGAAAATAAAAAATGTAACCATAATTCCAACCACGTATGGTTTCACATAATAGGAGATACTATAGCACAAAAATGCTTTTCTACTACCGATACGATGAGACATTTTGGTTTTTGTAAAGATTTCACAGGTAAACGACACCAACTCTCGTCTAAAATTACGAATATATTATACAAGGACGGTAAAGTTGAAAAATATAAACCAAAAAACAGTGTTAAAAATACAGAACCAACGGGTTTTGAACAAACTATTGACCTATTGAACTTTTTCATAAACAAAAACGTTTTCAAAAACAAAAATCTTAAAATAAACAGTATAGAAAAGAAAAATACAAAAAAGCACGTTCTTCTAACATCATACTCGTGTGAAAAATGTATAAGTAATGTAAATTTTGAAATAGAAAATAAATTGCTTATACAAAAATGTAAATGTAAATCACCACCTAAACACATATTAACCAATAAAATATTACAATCTTTGTAAATAGCGTGTTAATGAGTAAAATACTTAAAAGAAATGTGTTAATACTATTTAAAACATGTCTGTAAGTCGAAGAACACGCTCTGGAAGATTATCAAAAGCACCAGAAAGATTAGAATTATTTGAAGAAGTAGAAGATGACTATAAGGAAGACGAATATGATACAGACGTTGATCTTCTTCAGACGGACGATGAAGATATGTGTTCGGATGATGAAGAATCCGAATGTGATTCAGATGAAGATGAAAATGGAAATTTAAAAGGGTTTGTCGTTGATGACGACGATGATGATGAAGAATATTCAGAAGAGGAAGAGGAAGATGATTATTCGGATAATGAGTAATATCGAGCTTAAAAAAAAGATTTTAATTTATATAAATGGAAGCTGAAGTTGGAACACCAATTGAATATAACCCAGAAGAGTTTTTAAACAAGGATAACGACTTACAAGAAGAACAGGAACCAGTTAATAACGAACAATACTACGCTCCGCCACAACATCAAATATACCAACAACCATTAATACATCAGGAAAAACCGGATATATTTGCTAATTTAGACAAAACCGGGTACATTATCATATTTGTTGCATTTTTATTAGGTTTTTTCATGGGTAAAACCATGCAACCAGTTATTCTAAGGCCTGGATAGGTTTACCTTCTATCCAATACACATCGGAAGGTGTTTGTTGACCCTTAAAATCACCAATTTTCCCATATGATGATTCAGTAAAATACGATCGACTCGTAACTAGTGGATCATCAAATGTATTTTTCATAACTTCAGACGCAGTTACTTCTTCGTCATTTGTAGCACTTTTAGAATCACCATCAGATGTTTTTTCAGGTTTATTTTTTTGCTTATAATACAATCTCAAAAATAAAGTTAATACACATATCAAAATAAGAATGGTGATTATGTTCAATATAATACTCAACATACTTACATTTATGTAACAAAATTAATTTAGTCTAGTCTTGTTTGTTTTCTTTATCATCAGACGTTACTTCCTCTTCACCTCCATCTTCACTTTCCTTGACCTGGGCGTCCGTAGAATTTTCAACAACGACTTTGTCAGCGTTTTCCTTCATTTCCTTTTCTTCTTTCTCAATTTGTTCCTTAAGCTCGGCCTCGCGCTTAAGTCGAACCGCTTCCATTTCTTTAGCGACAATCTCATCAGCTTCCTTAACCAAATCTTCCATATCCGCATCTGGTTTTTCTTTCTGGAGACGTTCCAAAACTTCACCCGGGTGACTCACGGGAGCTTCATCGGGTTTTGTGTAAAACTTGGAGTTTTCATCACCACCCTTAAAGTACGTATCTGTACCTGGCGCCTTAACAGCCATCATATCCGTTTTACGTTGCGCAAACATAGCAGCGGCTTGAGCTTGATTTTCCTTATACCCCACCATGAGTTCTTCGAGCTTTTCATCTGCATAGTGCGCATCTTCAATTTGGAGCGGGTCTGGTGGAATCAATAACCATTTATACATATCGACAACATAAATATCAAAAGTTGCGTCTTCTTTTTGAAGACGTTTTGCATGCGCGGCCGCTTCATCGCGCGAATTAAATGCACCCCTAATTTTAATCCCAAATTTATCATTCTTTTGTGGAGCTTCTGGTCCTACTACTGAAAGACAGGCATAAAGTTGACCTGGTACGGTCGTGTAATCTTGTTCGAGAGACGCCATTGTTTATATATACTTATAATGAACTTAAAACTTTAAGTATACTAATAAATAATGTATTGGAAAAACCAACCTGTAAAAAAAGAAGAAACGATTACACTTAAAAAGGGTGAAATAGATTCATCCGAGAACCTTAAACTCGAAAAGAACATTTTACCGGATGGTTACGAGTGGGATTCGTGTTATTTAGAAGAATTGTGTATGTTTCTTAAAAAGTATTACATACGAGATTCACTTTACGCATTCGATTACCCACTCGAATTGTTAAAATTAGCAATCGATGAAAAATTCGTTATATCTATACGTAATTCCGAAACTAAAATCATGCACGGGTGCATTACGGGCGTTCCATCCATGGTAAACGTAAACGGAACGTCGCTAAAGATGATTCAAATAAACTTTTTATGCATAGATAACGATTCAAGGTCAAAAGGGTTTGCACCTTTACTCATAAACGAAATATCGCGTCGCGCTCGAGAATATAACATAAGACAGGCTGTATACACTATAGTTAAGCGCGTATCTCCACCGTTAACAGAAGTACGGTATTGGCACAGACTTATAAACGTAAAAAAACTAAATTCTATAGGGTTTTCAAAAGCACGCGAAATACCAAATTTAGTATTGGGATCATCGAGGTTTAGGGAAATGACTAAAAAGGATATACCACGTGTTACACGAATGTTACAAAAACACCTTCGTCAATTTAAATTGTACCTCGAAATCGATGAAAAATACGTCGAAAACTGGTTATTACCACGTAAAGATGTTATGTATTCCTATATAAGTGATACTACCGATCAGTTTCTTTCGTTTTATAGTATACCTTACGTACACGTAGAATCTGGGAGTGTAGTAAAACAGGCATACACATTTTATAACGTAGGAAACTGTTTGAAAGATGCGATAATAATGGCGCGTAATAGAGGTTTCGACGTTTACAATTGTACTGATATAAGTGTAAGCGAAGAAGAACTCGTTATGAATAGATTTATGAGAGGTACGGGTACGAATAATTATTACTTATATAATTGGAATGTCGATGAAAAAATAACACCCAAGGATATTGGATTTACATTAGTTTAAGGTTTCCATCTGAGAAACGATGGTAAAGCGACTAAACAACCGAGTAATATGGCAGTGTCTATGAAAAGAACTCTATTTTTGATTTCGGGACACCAATTCTTATACTTGACGATCTGATCCGAATCTTGAGGTTTTATCCAATGGTAAAACATGGCGAGGTACGTAGGTCCGAGGTTACGTTTACACGCGTACCAGTGGTCGTAATAGGCGAGTGCTATGTACGGAAAATATAAGAGTCCTAAAAGGACCCACTTGTTTCTATGAGGTAAAAACCAGTACCCACCTGATAACGCTAACGTAAGTACTATACACTTCCAGTTTGCAACAGGTTGGGTATCGTCACACTTCTTATCTTCCATTTCCATTTCCATTTCCATTGCTATTGCTATTTCTAAGATATTCTGAGATAAAATTTTG